CGCTAACTCACAAGCACCATTCTCCCGCAAATGGAAAGATGCAGTCCGCAAGGCAGCTATATACGGCTCAGTGCCTGTTATTACCCTATTCGTTAAGCGTGGTGAATACACAGGCTCAGACTTTATTATTGCTCAACCTCAAGATGTTACCTTAGAGCCTGGTAAAGTGTCAGACTACGACTCTGATGTTATCTTTTGGGATGTCTACTACACGAAACTTCAACTAGAGAACATGATTGAGGAAGCCAGAGAAGAGCTGAAAGAGAACAAAGACGGTTATAATAAATGGAACATACCAGCACTTGAGAAAATCCTTGCTACAAACAACCAAGAGGAACGCTCAAGCCTTGACTCACCAAAGCAGGAACAAGACAAGCAAGTTCGAGCTAAAGGTTTTAAGTTCTGTATTGCTGTCCAGCGTGGCGTAGAAGCACCATTCTATATGTACCACAAAGCCACTGATGAGACTGTTCGTGAGTGGAATAACCCAGACCCAACAGGTGATGTACCCATTCACTTCCTCTACTGCTACCAAGACTTTATCAATCCGTATGGTATTGGTATCGTTAAGCTTGCAGGTGGAACACAGAACGTGCTTGATTATATGCGTAAAGCTGACGTACTTGCTACCCAACTAGGGTTACGACCACCTATTGCTATTGAGGGCGACCAAGATAGTGTTGACCTTGACTCGATTGTTTATGCAGAAAATGCCGTATGGTTCACAGGTAACGCTAAGGTACAACGTCAAGAGCTTGCTAACGGTGTCTACACTCAACTACCAGCACGTATGAGTATGTACAAAGCGTCTCTATCAGCCTTAATCCCTACAGGTGATACATCTACGTCTCAAGGCGAAGGTGGCGATCCTATCGGCTCACGCACACCAGCGGGCGTAAAGTTCCAAGCTGCATCTCTCTCTATTGACGATGAGGACTTCAAAGATAACTTATACATTACATACGAAGCAGTTGCTAAGTCTATGGTTAACACTCACTTTGCTAACATGGAAGGCACAGACCTGATGAAACTATCAGACGATGAGCGTGAAATCCTTACTAAAGCAGGTATGGAGTTCCCAACAGGTGAAGATGGTGAGATGACCAATCAACTCGAACTACTATGGGACGATGTACGAGCGCAGTTTAACTTTGAAGTAGATGCTGAGATTGACAAGACGGCTGATGACGCACAGAAACTAGAAGGACTCATGAGAGTTGCTGAACTTAAAGCATCAGACCCAACACTTGAACAAGAGCTTGCTAAATCTGGCAAGAAACTAAACATTGGTGAGTTATTCGGTGAGATTATAAAGCTGACTACTGATAACGAAAAGATTATAACCGACTCAAGCCCAGAAGAGACAGTTGATGAAAACGGTCAGCCAATTAACCCTGAACAATCCCAAGACCCTATGGCTCAAGCTATGCCACAGATACAAGAAATGGTACAGCAAATGATACAAGAGGCTATGCAATCACAGGAAAAGCCTACTAAAGCCATGTCTGAATCTATCCGCTTTACACCAGCAGACCTATCGCCAGCCGAACGAGCGCAAGTATTAGCTCAAGGTGGCGTACAAGCCGATGCAGACCCAACACTTAATGATGCTGAGCAGGTAGCCGATATTAACGCTACCATGCAAGAGGGTCAGAGCGACATGACTCCTGAGATGCAAGCAAACATAGACGGTGTTATGCAGGAGTACGGAGTTGACGAACAGACAGCGATTACAGCCCTTGCAGCAGAAGCGCAGGGACTAAACCCAGATGATGTGATTAAACACCTACAGGGATTACGAGGAGGTCAGTAATGTCAAGAGATGATAGTGCATTATATTCAGGCGTATCAAGTGCTAGTTTTGGTTCGACCAGAGAGCAACAAGTATTAAAAGATAAAAAAGAAACATCAAGCGAGAACCGAGCAAGATTAAAGCCGCACGCTGAGATTGTTATGGCTGAAATCCAAAAAGAGATTGACGACCTAAAGACCATGGAGATAGTAGATGTTAAAGCTATCATCAGCAATACAGTAGACCCAGATAAGACTCTATCTATCATCATGTTTGGTCGTGAAGAAGCCCGTGAGCGTTTGGTTAGTGTTAAAGCACGACTAAGTAACATATTGAGAGATAACAAACGATGAACCCACAATCATACGCTGAACGCCAAGCCGAGGTGAAGTCTGAGCAAGAGGGACTATCTAAAGATGAGGTATTAGACCAGATGCAATCAAAGTCTGAGTATGCCATTGACCTAGATAACCTGCCAAAGACTGACCACAACTGGATAAAGAGAGGCATTAAAGTATCGTGCGAGGGAGCGAGACATCCACACCACAGTCATTTTCTAGTGAAGAGGTAGCGACAAGTCATCCTATATGGATGGTTTATCATTACCCCCTTCGGTAATAAGCGTCGTGGCTATAACATTGAGGCTCGTCACCTATATAACGACAGATAAACAAAAGGAGAGAAAAATGGATGAAGATAATTCACCAGTAGCAGATGAACCTACACAGGTTGCGGACGCACCAATCGAAACCGATAATGACACAGGCGACCCCGAAGCTGACCTAGAAAGCATCGAGATTGACCTAGAAGCACTTGAGGCAGCAGAAGCTAAAGAAGAAACTAAAGACGATGAGTCGGAGGATGAATCTGAGGATGATGCAGCGATTGAGCCAGAGGATGAAGAAGCAGAGGTTGAAGAACCAGAAGCTGAACAACCAAAGGAACTGTCTGACTTGGACAAGAAAAAAGCCTTTAATAAACAACAGGCTGAACAGCGAATCCAAGAACGTCAACAACGAGCCGCATCACTCAAGGACTCACAACAACAATTTGTTGCTGATGCCGAGGATGATAAAGACCTTGTTGATAGACAGCTACAAGTCCAAGTGTACGACATGAGGATAGAAGGAAACACTAACAAGCTCACGAACGGTTACGAAAAAGCTATTAAGGACTTTGAAGTTCTTAGTGATAGTTCGCCAGCGGTTCAGGCTGAATTAGACAAAGCATTGGATGATTTCCAAGCATTGTACGTTTCCATTGATGCCTATGGCAATCCAATAGAAGTACGTGGCGATTTGTATTCATATTTACAAAACAAAGCAGATTCTATCTCAAACCTTACGAGTCTCGGTGTCCGCAAGCAGGAAAAAAGCAAGAGTAAAGAGAAATCTAAAACAATTGTTACCCCCTCACGTGCGCCAAGAGAGCCAAAGGTCGATCCCGACCTAGCCGCTTTCGACGAGGAAGCCTACGGATAGATTGAAAGGATAATTTAATGGCTATTAACCTAGCAACTAAGTTTGAAGCTAAGACTTCAGAACTTCTAAAAGCAGAAGCAAAGACAACAGGGATAGTCAACCAGAGCTGGTCATGGGACGGTGTAAACGCAATTAAGATTTACACACTAACAGACCCAACAATGGTTAACTACTCTCCAAGCGGTGCTAACCGTTACGGAAACCCAACAGAAGTACAAGACACAGTTCAGACATTCACACTGTCTCGTGACCGTGGCTTTTCAAACACAATCGACATGAGCAACTACCAAGATACTTTGGAAATCCGAAAGCCAGCTAGGTTCTTAGCTCAAGCTACTAAGAACGTCCTAGTTCCTGAAGTTGACGCTTACCGACTAGCAACACTAGCAACTGCTGGTGCTTTGACTAACGGTGGTAACTACGGCACAATCACAGCTCGCAACGCAATCGTTACGGCTGGTGCTACTACTGCATCAAACGCATACACTAACTTCCTAGTCCTTAATGCAAACATTACAGACAATGAAGCCCCTGAGAGTGGACGTGTTGCATTGATGACGTCAGCTTACTACCAACTCCTTAAACAAGGCGGTTTTGTACTAGACAGCGATAGCGGACAAAGCAAATTGTCAAGCGGTAGCTTAGGTCAAGTCGATGGTGTATCAGTTGTTGTTGTTCCTAGTGGTCGTATGCCAAGTGCAACTGACTTGATCATTACGCACCCTAGTAACATGACAGCTCCCGAAAAGCTAAAAGAATATCAAGTTCACAAAAACCCACCTGGCGTTTCTGGCTACTTAATCGAGTACCGAATCCGTTACGATGCGTTCTTTGACCTGAACAAGATTTTCACATTGGCTATCCACAAAACAGCCTAATAATTAGAAAGGTTCATTATGGAAACAGTTAAATCTAAAATACTTCAAGAAGTCGAGAATGATGCAATCCGTATTCAGACACGACGCTTTAACGAGCAACTTGAAGATATAGAATATAAAAAGTCTCAAGCTGTGGTGGAAGCCGCAGACGCAGACAAGAAAGGAACTAAAGTATAATGGCTATTGACACAGCAGGTGTAAACATTCGTGGCTTCGGTTACCAAACCAAAGAAGACATTAGTGCAGCAACACTAACAACAGACATAAACGACAGTGGTAAGGTCATAAACTTTACTGGCGCAACTTGTGTAGTAACCCTACACGCAGTAGCAGCTGGTGAGAACATGACTTTCCGAGTCGGTGCTAACCCACAAGTCCTAACCCTAAGCCCTGACGCAAATGACGGCATTAAGGGCAACGACCTAGCTGGTGTAGACAACAAAGACCTCGTATTCACTAACCAACCAATCGGAAGCTTTGTTACCCTACAGGGTGGCAACGCGACTGCATGGATAGTTACTGCAATAAGTGGTGTTACAACTACCGAAGCCTAAACATTAACAATTGAAATCTACCTAATATATCACTGACTTTGTAGCCATTGGCCAGAACAGAGCGATATAACGGGTCATTCATAATCAAAGAAAGTAGAAAATATCATGCCAAAGTTCGTAAGACAAGGGGACAACACCCTTATCGGAAACAACACATTTAGTGGAACAAACACTTTTAGTGGTGCAACTACCATCTCAGGCGTATTGACCACTACAGGTGGAACATCTCGTGTCGTAACACAGAGCGCTTTAGTAGGCGCAACAGTTGTACTAACAGCCGCTAACTCAGGTAGCGTAAACATTAACCGTTCGACTAGTGGTACTCCTTCATGGACACTACCAACTAACGTAGCTGGTTTGACTTACACCTTTGTAGTAGCTAACGTCACGGCTGGATTCACTGTCACAGGTGGAACTATCAAAGCTAAGGCTAATGCAGCTGGTGCAGCTATCTCAGGTACTACCTTGACTAATACTCAAGGTACAGCAGTCGTGGGTGACACAATCACTCTCGTAGCTGACGGTACTAACTGGGTAATGGTTGCACAAAGCGGAATCTTCGCAGCAGCGTAGAGCTAACTAACGGTGGTCTAACGCCACTGATTACAGAGCCATAGGCAAGACTGTAACGGCAAAATAGACCGCCTCCATAAATCAAAGAAAGGAAATACAATGCCAACAACCATAGACAAGCGAAGAAAAAACCACCCGATGTATAAGTCGTGGTGTCATATCAAGCAACGTTGCGGTAACCTCAACGACGCTGCTTATGAGAGCTATGGGGGCAGAGGTATTACCTATTCCAAAGATTGGGAAAATTTCGAAGGGTTTTACAAGGATATGGGTTCGAGCTGGGAACTCGGACTTTCAATTGACCGAGTAAACAACGACGGGGATTACTGTAAAGAAAACTGTCGCTGGGCAACTCGCAAAGTGCAGAACAACAATACTCGGAGAAATCGTTACATCAAGGTTAACAACATTTGTAAAACGCTCTCCCAGTGGAGCGATTATACAGGGCTAAAGTCAAGTACTATTCGTCAGAGAATCGATGCTTACGGCTGGTCTGTAGAAAAAGCTCTTAACATTAACCAGAAAGAAGGATATTAAATTGCCAACAATTGGAGAACTACTCAACTCAAAGTTCAACAAGTCTTTCAAAGACCAGACCCTTACAGGTAACAACACGACTGTATCTACACCTCTATTCAGAGTAACGGGAACAGTAAAAGTAACACAGCTATATTCAATAGTAACTACCGCACTAGGTTCAAACCTTACCGCAACACACTGGCGCACAAACGACCAGACTGCACAATTACCAATATCAGCAGCAGCAGGTACAGTCATCTCTAGCTTTGCAGTAGGTTCAAAACTTACAAGAAACAGCGTGGTAGCTGTAGCCCTTACAGCCGACAACTCATCAGCCGCTAAGGTTATTGACCCAGTTGCAGCAACAGCTCCAGATGTATACATGCCATTTGAGGTAGTACAAAAGACCGCTGCCGTTCAAACTGACATAGAGTTTACATATACGACTACAAACGCACCAACATCAGGTGTTATTCGACACTTCGTTGAATGGCAACCAATGAGCGATGGCGCAGCCCTCGTAGCAGTCTAGTATCAGTAGCGTAATTTGATTATAATGGAGTAAGAATGCAACCAAGTAGACTAGGCCAAATTAACAAGGCAAGAGCAGACAGTGACTTAGCAGACTCACGTCACAGAGAGTTGCTTGCCTCTGGCTTAAAGGTATCAAGCACAGTGCTTTCTTCAACGGAGGCACTGATACGATATCTAGAGGGGCATACCACTAAAACAGAGGTAGTTAATCAACTAAACTCTATTAGCACTCCTGATGTTAAGTTTGTTGTCCAGGCACTAAACATCCTTGACAATACACTTAAAAATCAGGAAACTACTGACCTTACTGAAATCACACAGGTTATGCAAGCTATCCTAAACGAAGCTAAGCAAATCCCTAAAAGCAACATAGAGATACCCGAACACGAGGATATTGACTATTCTAAACAGTTCGATGGACTTACTAAAGCGATTCAAGCAGTGGAGGAAGTAGTCAAAGCCCAGAAGCTTATAGCAGAAGCACCTATCGTCAACGTGCCAGAGACGACAGTTAATGTAGACGCTCCTGACCTTAAACCACTCCAGGACAGTATTAAAGCAGTTGTAGAGGCTGTTACGTCGATAGTTATCCCAGAGTACAAAACAGACAACACGGGCGTAGAGAAGCTCTTAAAGACCGCAAACGTAACATTGACTAAGCTACTTCTTAAACCTGTTGGAGGAGGTGGAGGGGGTGGTTCGAGTTGGCCAGCCATCGGCACTAATGGTCAAGCCCAGCCACTAAACTTAGATGCAAGTGGCAACCTAAAGACAGTTGGATCAAGCGTAACAGTATCCAGCGAGGCAACAACCTCACTCTCTAACTCAATTACAAATGCAACTGCTCTTGTAGCTAATAGCTCACGACTGATGGCAACATTCTTTAATGATGATACTGCTGCATCTGTATATCTTAAATGTGGCATAACTGCATCGGCTACAAGCTATAAGATTAGAATAGCCCCAGGTGGTTATTATGAATTACCATCTCCTGTCTATAGGGGAATTATAGACGTTATTGCCACAGCTGCAACAGGTTCACTACGCATCACGGAGACAATTTAATGCCATACGTTCCACCTGCAAGCTCAGGCGGAGGTGTATCAGACGGTGACAAAGGCGACATCACGGTTATGCAAACTGCGGGCGTGCTAGCGTCTAATGCGGCACTTACACCAGTTACTTCTGTACAGTTGGGTATTAACCGTATTTATGTAGAAACAGATTACTAAACCACTATAGCTTTTATAGCTAACGTGTTAATACAATCTTAGAGCGATCAATATACTTGTTACAGTCTTGTACAATAGCTAACATATAACTATCGGTTGATTCTGTGCAATAAATACTAAACAATTCGCTATCGTTGAAAATACCATTTTGTATGTATACATCCATGCGTCTTTGCATATCAGGGTCTTTGGCATAGGCAGCATTAAGCGCATCACTAAGCCGAGTACGGTCTGCTTTTGTCATAACTTCAAACCATACAAAGTGTAGGTATTCATGTGCAAGGGTTCGTCTTGACTCATCTATACTGAGGTCGTTACGGATAGTTATATTGTAATAGAAATATCGACCTGTACCGTCTACAAGGTTGCCAAAACTAAGCTCTAAGTATTCGATATCAACATCACCCGTTCGGAGCGTACCAAGTAGGTCGTATATTTGTCTCTCTTGTTTTATTACTGGCTTAACATACTGAACAACAGGAGGTTGAACATAAGGGAATAGATAAGGTATAGCGAATATAAGGGCATTGCTAAGTGCGAGTAATGTGAGGATGATTGATAGTATTATCTTCATGCCATACTTATACCATATGCTAATGGTTAAAGTCAAGTATAAAGTTGTTTACTATTTAATACATAAGTAGTATAATGCGACTAGATAACTGCATTGCCAGACTCTCAATTCCTACCAAAATGAGGACGAATTGAAATCAACTAGATTTTAATTTAACGGAGTACTTCTATGCAACCTACAAGTCAATATAGCTACCAACTTAAACCAACGGGCGGTATTAACTACTTCCAAGGTGACACGCCAATAACAAACACACAATTTGGACAAGGGACGGGTGCTGACTACGCCAAATTAGAAAGCAATGCTACTAGGACAATTAGTGGCGCACAGGACAATCTGCTTAATAATGGTTTTTCTGATCCGTCTATATGGCAAAGGAATGTATATGACCCACAGATGTATTTGGCTAGCGGTGCTTTTGGCACTAGCAGGGGTAACAGCAATCTTTCCCTAGTAGACCAACAAGCAGCACAAAACGCACAAGCTCAGTCTGACACACTTGCCTCACTTGCCGACCAACGTAGCCAACTACAAGGCTTACTAGGACGAACGGATGTTGGTCTTTCACAAGGGCTTACACGTAACGAAAACGACTACAATACCGAAGTAGGTGGTGCTAATGACGCAAAAGCTTTACAATACGGCAATTTTGCTGACAAACGAGTAAGCAACAATGAAAACAAACAATCAGCTTTTGGGACGATTAACCGTAACGCCAACGCTGGCTACCGTTCACTTGCCCAGATTATCGGACGAGCTTCTGGTACTGGTTCATCAGCATTTCGTGATTTACTTCCTAATGTTATTGGACAAGACACCTCTAGCAAGCGCAGTGCCGCTAATGAGAACTTTGGACGCAACCTACAAGGTATTGATAAAGCACAGGGTCAATATGATATTAGCTTTGAAAGCGTCCTTGCCGACCTCCTAAGACAGAAGAAAGATAATGAAGCTACTCTCCGCACAGGCGTAGAGGGACAACGACAGGGCATAAACAGCCAACTTGCACAGAACGCAGCACAAGACGCACAAGCACGAGGCGGTGGATTCGCAGCGGTTAGGGCAGCATCTCAACCCTTCCAAGACTCAATCAATAGCTCACGAGATACAGTACAGTCATTCTTTGACCAATTCCGCACACCGTTTGCTCAGAAGCAAGCTGTCGCACCTACTCCTGAGCTGTCTCAGTACACAACTGACCGTTCAGTAGTAAACCAACAAGCGCAAGGTGGAGGCGATGCTTCTAACCCTTACGCACAACTACTCCGTAAAAGACTACAACAGGCGTAACCACAATGGGTTGCTCCATAATTAGGAGAGCAGAATGGATTTAAGGAAGCTCTTGCAAGGCAATAATACGTTCGGCACAGCCGTGCGTCCTCAAGCCACACCTCCAGCAAGTACTTCTCAGTTCCGTCAAGTTCAACGTGCAGATAAAGGTTTTGACTTCTTTAAGGGCAATAATAAAATTACCATCGAAGATTTTACTAGGGGTACAGGGGCAAACGGCAGTAACCTCAGACAGTCACTTGCTAGGCAGGGTGATCAAGTATCTCAAAACATGATTGCAGAACAGAAAGCATATGAAAATAACCCAACTGTTAAAGGCTACAATTTGTTAAACGTAGACCAACAACGAATAAAACTGGCTGATATACAAGGTCTGGCTAACCGCAAAGACTTTAATACTGTTAATGACCTTAATAACCAACAGTGGGCGCAACAACAATTATTAGCTTTACAAAAAGCGGGTAACGCAAAGAAAGGCAACTTATTAACATTTGGACAAGATCTTGTTGGTGGTTTTATTGCTCCAGCTCAACAGATTGGTAACACAATAGGGGACTCACTTAACCAGGCAACTCGTGGAAACAAGCTACAAAACCTATTTAATCTAAATGAAATTAACAGTGACCAGTACAAGGCAGGACTAGATGCGGTCTTGCAGAACAGTGTTGATACAAAAGCAACACAAGATGCTCAAGGCAATGTAGGCACAGAGCGAAAGACCCCGTTAGAGTTTGCACAAAAGTTTGGGGCAGAGGGCGCAAATGCTGGTGTTACATATCTTCCTATCGGTGCAGCTTACGGGAATGTTGCAAAGCTAGGACTGAAACCTGCCGCTGGTCTCGTTGCGGGCAACATAGCAAAAGAAGGGACAGCCTACACAGTTGCTAATACTGTCAATGACGCTTTACAGGGTCGCCAGATAACTCCAGAAAGCATTGCAATGAACGCTGCTCTTAGTTTTGGTGGTGCTGGTGTTGGCGCAAGCACAGCACTTATAAGACCTGGTGTTGCTCAGGCTGCTAGAACCACGACTAAACTTGTTAAAGATACTGGCAGAGCAATCGAACAAGTCAACCCTCAAATAGCTCAAATAGACGAAACCCTCGGTAATTACAAGAGGGCGTATGACGTTGAGACGAATCCAGTACTGCGAGAACAGATTAACAGAGGTATTACACAGTTAAATGCTGAACGACGCAATATACTACAGCGTGGTTCTGTTCCTGCTTCTAACTTTGACCCGACGGGAAAGCTAGGTAACGTAGACCCTACACTACCTACTACACCAAAGACAGGCAAGTCTTATAAGATTATAAAACAAGAAGGTATTGTTGATGTTACGGGCGAACCAGTAAAGGTAGCCAAAGGTGTAGATACCTTTATACACGCAGGTGATAATGGGTTTGTAGTCAGTGAAGCAACGACAGGTAGGTTTCTATCGAGTAGTAGAACTAAAGAGGGCGCAATCGCAAAAGCAAAATCCAATATAAATGACGTCGGTAGTGCCAAGTTCAAAGAGTTAATATCTCAAAATCAATTACCTACCGCACCAAAGACAGAAGTACCTACTCGTGCAGCAACTCGTGTCGCTAAAGCACTAGACCCTAATGACCCACTTAAATATGGACAACTTGTCCCTAAAGAACAGGCTTTGTTTAAGGCTACTAAATCACCAGAGGCTAAGTCATCGTTTGCAAATAAGACCGTACAAGGCTCAAAAGAAGTAAGCGATGAAGTAAAGACACAAGTCAAGGCAAGCAAACCCGTATACACACCAACAAGCGATGTAGATAGGATAACAATATCAGATGCTTACCTCAAGAAGCAAGGAGTTAGTAAAGCCGCTACCGACGTAAGAGAACGTCTAAATAGCAAGAACATAGACGACCAAACAGTCTCGGATGCCATTGCTACCGCAAAAGCACTTGACGCAAAAGGAAGCAAGCAGTCTCTTGTGGATGCTTCAGACATTTATGAAAAGTTATCCGAGAAACTAACAAAAGCTGGTCAAACAGTTCAGGCTGCATCGTTGCTGAGCAACCGAACACCACAAGGTCTTCAGTTCAGCGCAATCAGAACGATAAGGAAAGAAGGCGTTACACTTACTAATGATATTAAGCAGGAGATAACAAGACTCATTGGTGAGGTTAAGAATACTCAGCCTGGCAGTTATGAGGACGGACTTGCTCGTTTTAGGGTTCAACAATACGTGTCTAAACAAATACCGTCGGCTGGTTCAAGTAAAGCTATCCAACTATGGAAAGCTGGGTTATTAACTTCCCCACGTACAACTGCAGGAAACCTACTTGGTAACACTTCAGAAGCTATATTCGCCAAAGGTTACGTTGACCCACTTGCAAACGTAGTAGACAAGTTATTTTCGTTATTCTTAGGTAAAAGAAGTCGTAGCTATACATTACGTGGGTTAGCGAGTGGTACTGGTGAGGGCATTAAAAAAGGTATTAGTTATTTCAAGACTGGTTATGACCCACGTAACCCTGCACAGAAGTTTGATGTAAGACAGATACACTACTCAGACAAGCCACTTGGACGAGCTGCCGAGGTGTACACTCAGACTGTATTTAAGTTAATGGGAGTAGCCGACCAACCATTTTACTATGCCAGCCTTAGAAACTCGTTATACGATCAGGCAATAACATCTGCCAAAAACAACAAACTACGGGGCGCAGAAAAGCAATCTTTTATAAACAAGTTTGTAAGCGAACCAGACAAAAAAGCAATGCAACTTGCAGACGCAGAGGCTCGCTATACCGTGTTTCAAAACGAAACGGCACTTGGTACTGCTGCATCACGTATTAAAAGCATGGAAGGTATACCAGGCGATGTTGCAGAGTTTGTTATACCTTTCTCTGGTGTGCCATCATCTATTGCTACACGAATGGTCGAGCGTACACCTATAGGTACTGCTATAGAGATTGTTAAGCAAATAAGAAGTAAAAAGTTTGACCAACGTGCTATGACGAAAGCTATAGCGAATGGTACAGCAGCTATACCTTTAATTGGTGCTGGATTTGCACTTGCAAGCAACGGTGAGATGACTCTTGGTTTCCCAACAGATAAAAAAGAGCGTGATCTATGGGAGGCAGAAGGCAAACAGCCGTATTCTATCCGCATAGGCAACCAATGGCTTTCATTAAATTATATGCAACCTGCTGGGAACTTAATGGCGGCTGGTGCGCAATACGCTGGCGAAAAACTAAAGGGCAAGTCAGATCAAGAAGCATTTAATACTGCACTGGCTGGTGCTGGCAAGGCGTTCTCGGAGCAGTCCTTCTTAAAGGGGGTGTCTGGTATTGGTAATGCCATATCAGACCCTACAAGATTTGGACAAAAGTTTGCTGAACAAACCGCTGGCAGTATAGTTCCTAACTTTATACGTACTTCTGCACGAGCAAACGACCCATTTGCACGAGAAACAAATAACATAGGAGATGCCGTATTATCTGGTATTCCTGGGGCTAGGGAAACACTGCCCATAAAAACAAACATACTTGGTAAGCCTGTTGAACGACGAAGCTCGACATTAGATGAAACCATCAACCCCTTTAGGCCATCAGATGTAAAAAACGAAGATAACCCAATTATAAAAGAGTTGCGAAGATTACAAGATACTCAGAACGGGATAACCCCTACGGAAGCCACAAAATCTTCCATTGAGGGAATAGACGACCAAAGCCTACGAGAACTTAATCAGAAGGTAGCAAGCGGTGTATCGGGTGAATGGGGTAATGTAATTAAAGATTTAAGATACGCACAACTATCAGATCAAGATAAAAAGAGAATACTTGACAGAGTAAATGACACAGTATTTAACGCCAAAAAATCAGACTATAAACTAGACACTAAACTTACTCAACGATCCCTTGCGTATAAAAATGGTCAACCGATTGATTACTTTGACGGGTTTGATAGCTCTACGGGTGTTGCAAAAACTACCGACAAAACTTCAACTGCTAAAAAAATAACAAAAGCTAAAGGTTCAAGAACGGCAAGGAGGGCGAACGGTAGGTCGGGTAAAGGTAGTAAGTCCGATTATGCAAGCCTAATATCTGCAACAAATAAGACAGCATTTGCAAACCAACAAGCATTACAGAAGCTCATAAAAGGTAAGAAAATAACAAGGAGAAAAATAGCATGATTGTAACAACCCTTTTCACACAAATTAACGGAGCTTATAGGGGTACTGATGATGACGCACCTGCATCTGGTACACCAGACTTTACGCTATGGCTTGCAACAGCTAACCGCAAGATAAGCGAATGGGCAACAGACGACAAAAGCACATGGGGTTCTAACTTCTACTACAGTGAGCCAAGTGAGCCTGGGACGGTAGCTACAACAGCTACAACAGCTCTGACGGGTACAAGTACAAACTTTACTGACTACCGTGTAGGGGATAAAATTACCGTGAGTGGCGAGACTGTACGCACTATCGCAACTATCCCTAGTGCTACAAGCCTGACTGTTACGGTGGCATTTTCTAGCACTACAACCTCTGCAACATTCACACACAGATCAATCATTGCAACAGGTGTGCAATCATACAACCTGCACCGTAACTTTAACTATCCGTCAGATAAGACACTTGTCAGTACAACCGCACAGAACTACGAGTATGTACTTGGTGAGCCACAACAGCGTGAAAGATTCCAGAACGAAGTCTACATATCTGGTATGAACCCACAAGTTATTACTTTCCAAACAGCTATCGCCTCAACCGACCCGATAGTAGGCGGAACTTTAATCGTGCCTGGCTACTTCTTGCCACCAGACCTCACCAGTACAAGCGATGTCGTACCAGTTCCCGACCCATACTGGCTTGTATATGCAGTAGCCTCTGAGCTTTCATTTAACGACCAGTCATACAGCGATAAATCTCCCGACCTGAACGCAAAGGCTAATAACCTTTATTCGCAGATGGTTAGCAAGAACCGTCGTGGAACATCTGAAAACCCTCGAACTGTCCCTACGTCTGTTTCTAGGATAACTAATACCGAAGTTGAAAGCCTATAATGCCATACCAAGTAAAGGGTCAGCGAGCCAAGAAGCACCAAGTGCCTATAGATATTCACCAAAATGAGTTTTCTAAGGGCTATATCTCTACCTACGCTGCCTCACGTCGTCCACGTAACTCTGTATCAGACGCTACTAACATGGAGCTTGTACAGGACAATATATGGCGTCCTCGACCACCTCTCGTGCGTTATGGCACTCAACCCTCAAATACAGTCATTGGGCGTGGCGCATACCGCTACAACGGCTCTAGAGGGCTTCTGTTCATGATGAACGTAGCAGGAGTTGGCAAAATCTACAAACAAGTAGATGGAGGTGCTTTTACTCTCATAGGTGGTGTTAATGCCTTTAGCATAACTGCTGCGTGGACTGGATTCGTACAATCTAAAAGCCGTGTCTATATATATAACGGTGTTAATAATCTAGGCTATATTGACCTTGTTACAAGTGCGACGGTGGAGTATACTGCTCTCGCTACACCAGCAACTCCGTCGGGTGTGGGGTCAACTAACCTTATCTCAGGCAGTAAACCTTATAACTATTACTACAAAGTAACTGCTAATAACGCAGTCGGGGAAAGTACCGCCTCTAATGCGTCAGCGGCTATAAATGTCAATGATGTACGTGATAACTGGTCTGCTACCGCTGCAATCGCTAAAACGGTTGCTGTATCATGGTCAGCAGTTGCAGGTGCTACGTCATACACACTGTACGGAAGTGACAACAACACAGACTTTTACGAGATTATAACTCTCTCGGGACTTACCACTCTTACCTACACAGATGACGGGTCACAGACATTTAATCCGTTTAAGACAGCACCAGCGTCAAACTCTACGCAGGGGGCGATATTTAGCTGGATGTATGTAGATGCTCGTAACGCTCAGGTATTCGGGGTAACATCTTCTAACCAACTCTTTTACTCAGCTCCAGGAACAGGTGACTTTAGCTCACTCAACGGAGGTGGGTTTACGACTATTGACGAGGGCGGTGACACACTCTTGAACTTCGTAGACGGCTTTAGGACTGGTAAAGGCGACCCTGTTATTACAACCTCGTCAAGAGGTGCAGCGGGCAAAGGTAAGTTAAACCACGTTACATTTGAATCGGTCACATATGGCGACCAAGTTATCTTTTACCCTAACGTGATAGAAGCTAACGGACAATCTGGCACATACGCACCACGAGCGACTGTCAAAGTAGGGGACTCACTAATGTACCCAACTGGTGATGCGTTCAAATCAACTGGAACATCTCAGAACATTGTAAATATCCTAACAACTTCGACGCTATCTACTCTCATTCTCCCCGACATAAACACGATTACACTTGGAAGCTTAGATAAAGCCGTCGGTGTGGAATATCAAGACAAAGTATATTTTGCTTTACCTATCGGGTCTACTGAGAATAATGAAATCTGGTATATCGACCAATCACGCAAGAATGCGTGGGTGCTACGCTGGCCTGTTGCTGCTAAAGACCTATGGCTGTACGAAGATAACACAGGCACGAGTCATTTGTGTGCTTTAGTGAACAACGTCATCCTAGAGTTTACTCGTGCTGGTTCACGCAACACGACTGACGACGGAGTAGCGTGGCGATCACGACTTGCCTTCTCATCTCTCGTATGGGACGAGGACGGTCTGAGTCTTGGTAATATACGCCACCAGTATTTCAAACTATTAAACCCAGCAGGTGTTATCGTGGCAAACTCTTATGGGCTTACAAAACGTGGCGCAACAAGTTCGACTGGTTCAGATACATACTCGATTGAAGTAACTTTTACAGGTATTGGGCAATGGGATTATTCAGGCAACTACAGGTACGGTGACGAGCCTGGAACTATTGGAACGTTTGCCAAATCTGTTGCGGTACTCGATATTCGTCCCAAAGGTTTGTTGAATCAAGAGGATTGGGAGCTTGTTACTACTCAAGCAGGATGTGATTATTTGCTAAGTGCCGTATCAACAAGAGGCACAGCAAATATAGACCTCGTTTATTCGGGATTATAAGGTAGACAGATATGCATAACATAAGTATTATAAAGAAAGAAGGAAAATAAGATGCCAGCACTCGCAACAGACTATTTCACTAAAGTAGGAAGCCCAGGTTCAGCAACAACTTTAAGTGCGCCTGGACACACTATTGGAGCAACGTCTTGGACGGTTGGCGCAACAACTAACTGGCCTACAGATACAGGCGCAATCTTTGCCGTAGATACGGTGACACTTGTAAACGGAGTAGAAGTCCGTAACGTAGGCTCGTACACAGAGTGGGAGGGTGTTGTTGCAAGTGCAACCTCTGTTACGGGTACGGTATTAAGATACGGTACAGACCAAGACTATCCAGCTAACTCGCTGACACGTGTGTACATACCAGTAGCATCAAGTGAGCGAAACCGCTCAGTGGACGGTCTTTTAATATCTCATAAGCAGGATGGGACTATGATTACAAGTCTACCTCTTACTACGCCTAATATTACGACGTCTATCAACGACTCAGCAGGTAACGAGATAATCATCACCCCTGCTACGGCCTCGGCAGTAAATGAAATTACAGTTACCAATGCTGCAACGGCTACTGACCCTAGAATCTCTGCCAGCGGTGGTGATACTGCAATAAACCTTAACCTCCGTGGAAAAGGGCTTGCCAAGACAGTTACTATTGGTGCTGGAGCTACAACTATCTATCCGTTCGATTATGTCGCTCCGGGTTGTATATGGACTGCTGATAACGTAGGAGTAAATCTTAATGCTTCTGGCACGGCTGGTGTTGTAGTCATAAACGGCAACCCTATCACTGTAGTCGCAGTAACCGCTAGAGCCTTCACACTAAACTTAGACACTTATGTTGATGTACTGGACAACGGAAACGGCACAGGGCTGTATGTTTACACAACCGCTGCGACTAACGCCGCTTCACCAGCTTTAGCAGCCAACTCAATTCGCATAGGTATAATCCAAGCTGCGGCAACAATCACCGCCACAACCAAAGTGAACCAAGGGCAAGAAGATAGAGTGTTTCCTATTGCCTCGTCTATCCCTTATGCAGTTACAGACTCTCTCGGAAACCTTATATGTCCACGTGACCCCAACCGTAAAATATTAGGTCTAAGACAGATTATTGCAAATGCTACAGTTACTACACAAGCCCAAATAACTGGATTATCAGTACCTATTATTGGTATCATTGGGCGTAAAGTTAGAATACGAGTAGTATTTCCTGAAGCACGTAACTCAACTACCACACAAGATATAACAACTACTATATGGGATGGAGCTGTTGCAGGGACTAGGATTAATTATAAACTATCTACTGTGCCAGTAGCGGCGGGAGCAATAAATGCTGATTGCGAAGGCACTACCACGCTATCAGTCGCTTCTAAAACTTTTAACATTAGTGGGGCAACTACGGGCGGAACTGCCACTTTTTCGGCTTCCGCTACTTCACCAGCTTACGTCATAGTAGAACAATTTTAATGGACGGCTACCTATAGGAACTAATGATGACTAACAAGGAAACAATCTAATGGACGGAGTAGCAATCGCAGCAACATTTGGTGGTATCGCTACTATTATTGGCTTGTTCATGAAGTATATCTCATCGAGAGATAAGAGTCAGGAAAAGCGAGACGAGATGTTTGTCAAAGCCCTTTCTGAAAGCACCAAGGCTACTATCGACATGATGGAATCCCAAAAGAAGGACTCAAGAACAGCACTCAAGCAAAACAAAAAAATAGGCGACCAAGCCGAACAACGTAACGGACACATAGTCGAGGTATCGGTAGAGGGCAATCTTAAAATCCTTGAAGCCATCGCCAAACTACCCTCCGTAGTAATAGCTAATCAATCCGTTGATACCCAGACTGTAAAGAACCAAACCGTAAAGGAGTAGTCTATGCGTCCAATCTTCCCAATGAAATACCTGAACATTACACAGGGGCATAGAGGGGGTACGCATAAAGCTGGGTTTCCTATTGATATAGCAGGTAAAGATACAGGCATAGATGATGTGTTCGCTCCGTTCGATGGCATGATTAACAAGATATATGAACCTAACAATTCTGCTCTTGGTCACACAGTATGGCTAGAAAGCACATCACCTGTGACGTATGCAGATGGTACGGTAGACTTCGCCACTATTATGCTGACACACGACAATGCAGTAACAGACCTCCGTGTAGGACAGATTGTCAAACAAGGGCAAGTATTCTATCAAGAGGGTACGGCTGGGTTCGCTACTGGCAATCATGTACATTTAGAGGTTGCAAGGGGCAAGATGGCTGGTTTAGGCTGGCAACAAGTAAACGGCAGCTGGATAATTACCAATCCGTATGAACCACACAAAATGTTTTTTTTAAGTGATACAATAATAATAAATGGATTTGGTTATCCATGGAAAGAATTAGAGACTGAAATGATTATACAGAATGCACCTAACTGGCGAGGACGATGCAATAAAACAATGTATCAAATGCGTGGTCGCAACCTTAGCGACGAGGAGTTTGTTAAACACGCTGTCGGAGCTGAGTTTCTTCGCTGGGTGGAAGCCGTCTCTGACAACGCTGAGGCAGATACCGCTACTAACTGGCAGGAAGTCGGCAAGGTTGCTGTGACTGACGGTTGGGCTGCTCACATAACAGACCTCACAAAACAATTATCCGCAAAGCCTAAAGAAGTGATTGTGACCGTAGAAGTACCAGTAGAGATTATCAAAGAAGTGCCTGTTGAGATCATCAAAGAAATTAGAATGCCCGTTGAGATAGATGGCTTATCGGTGGGTGAGTTACTATCGGCTATATGGGCTAAGCTGTTCAAGATTAAATAGGAGGATTATGAAAAGTTGAAGAGAATACGAGCTAACACCTCAAATGCGAAGTTCAATCAATCTAATCATTAAAAAGGCGAGAGCCGAAAGGAAATATCAAATGTCAGACCTAATCACCAGTTATATCAGAACAATAATCCCACTCATCGTAGGGGCAATCGTAGCGTACTTTGCACAAAAAGGGTTCAATATACCACTTGAGCTTGTAACAGCAACCAGCGGCTTCCTAACAGCCCTAGCGGCGTTCACATACTACGCTATCGTTCGTAAACTAGAAACTAAACACCCTAAAATCGGCTACTTTCTGGGTATACCGAAAGCACCTGAGTATAAATAATGGAACAAAAGAGATACTCAGATATAGTTGAGAAGCTATCTGATAGTCTTAGCGACGAACAGTGTCGAAAACTAGGCGACCTTGGGCTATACAGTGCCGCACAAGATGGTACACCAGACGCACCAAACCACGACGACGAACAATGGCAAACTGACTTTAGACGGACAGAAGGCTGATGTGACTATCGGGGAATGCTTAGTATCACATACTGAGTGTCCCTGGTTTAATAGACCGCCTAAGTATAAAGGCGCAGAGAATGGATGTTTTAGTGACACCGATCACATAGTCCCACAAAGACTCGCTCAAACAGCACTGTCTAAACTGTACATACATTCACCAGAAAACAAACAACAACTATGCCGTGAAGCACACGACGATAAAACAGCCGAGGGCGATGAGCCACTCCCAGAACGAGAAACTATGCTTAGTAGTGTATTAGGTCAGATTACAACTGGTGAACTTGCTGTTAGCAAGAACATCAAACGTCGATTACTAAAAGGCAAGTATGGAGCTGTATAGTGAAAAATACGATAAGCTTCCTACGCCAGACCTGCTTAATCATCTACTGGAGTTTGAGGCTAACGATTACGCTATTATTGTTACTGATACTATCTGGTTTTCGTATAATGCGCTCCGTAGGGAATTACAGAAGCGTGGTGAGTGGACAAAGACATGGCAAGAAGAACATCATAACCCTCATAAAGAATAGTGATTGACATAAGCGGTATGGTGTGCTTTAATTACAACATGAAGGCAAAACGGTTCAATGAATCAAAGCCAAAACTTAGTATATTATTAGAAGCGTCACACGCACTTAATGGCGCAACAAGGGTGCTAGAATACGGCACGAAGAAGTATGCTCGTGCTAACTGGAAGAAGGGTTTACCTGTTACAGAGATATCCGACAGCCTACTCAGACACCTCATGGCATATACCAATGGTGAGGATTTAGACGAAGAGAGTGGCTTACCCCACGTAGACCACGTACTTGTAAATGCCCTGTTTCTAGCTGAGATGGCGCACTATAAGGAATGGGATGACCGCATCTAAAATCTTTGTGTACGACCTTGAGGTATCACCTCTGTTAATATGGGCGTATGGGACGTATGACACAAATGCACTAAAGGTTGAGAGACAATCGCATATCTTCTGTTTCTCGTATGGGTGGCTTGACGTAGAACACCCTGAGAAGTTTAAGGTTAAATGCGTGGCACAGTCCGACTTTCCTGCAAGGTTCAAAGCAGACAAGTATGATGACTATGACGTTGTTAAAAGCCTACACGGACTTATGGCACAGGCAGATATTACTATCGGATATAACGTAGATGGCTTTGATGATAAAGTCTCAAATACTCGTTTTCTCTTTCATGGGATGAGTGTTGTTAATCACAAGTCAATTGACCCTCTAAAGACCGCTAGGGGTAGACTTAAACTACCGAACAACAAGCTACAGACAGTTGCCGATTATTTTGGTCTAGGTAGCAAAACAGAAGTTACCCACGGTAGTCTCTGGTATAGTTGTATACAGGGCGATAAGAAAGCATGGAAAGCTATGAAGATATATTGTGACCAGGATGTTGTGCTTGTAAAAAATGTCTATACGAAACTCCTACCATACATTAGGGCGCACCCTAACCTTGCTACGCTCACGCAACGACCAGATGCCTGTCCAGTCTGTCTACATCCTGAGTTTGGCTCATACGGCATTAGGACAACGAATGTGATGACATATAGACGGCTATACTGTAAGAGATGTGGCACGCCAATCCGTGAGCGATTAGAAGATAGGGACGCTGGTTTTGAAAAGCCAACGTATGTAAGTCTATGAGTGAAAAGTTTATACAGGGTGCATACAATCCAACAGAACATAGTCACGTTGAATGGTCTGACGAGCGTCTACATCAAGAAGCAGAGAAAGTAGCAGAACTACGCAAAGCAGTCCCATACGTGGGTCAGAGAGCCGTACAGATGGCACTTAGGGCTGATTTAATAATGCACGAGCAAATCTGGCGTTACGCAGAGAGGCATAGAGATGAGTAAAGATTGTATATTTTGCGATTTAATAAAAAACGGAACTGCCCATAGCGTAAACGCTGGTGTCTACAGGATTGAGCCGTTAAACCCCGTAACAAAAGGACATATGCTTTTCGTGTCAGAGACACACTCAGGAAATGCTAGCGCAATACCAATTATTACTGGTGTTGTCTTTCAGGTTGCGTCTACTTGGGCAGGTTTAGGAGAGTACAACCTTATAACATCAGTTGGTGCAAACGCCACCCAGACGGTTAATCACCTACACGTTCATTATGTCCCAAGAACCAAAGACGACGGGCTAACACTTCCTTGGACGGGGCAGGTAAGAGATGAGTGAACCCACAGGAGAGCTAGAACCTAAAATCACTTTACAAGTAGGCTCACAAGAGTTTGAGCTGCGTCGTAGTAATGCCGAGATATTTCATTACATGGGTTCGCTGGCCGTGTGGAATCACTTGTTTATTCTTGATAATGAAGATGACGAGATACAACGAGGGACGTTCGTGCCACAGCTCAGGATAGGTGAAGAAGCCTTTACCGAGATTATGGTTGCGATGTTGAAAAATGAATACCCTGCACGACTCAATCAGCGTCACGTTGCGCCTGGTGACGTAGAGATCCTCACAAAAATGGCAAGAGGCGGTGAGATACCTGACGAAGTACCAGAGGAATGGTTTAATGAAGATAACAGTTAAATCAGTTAGAGATAACGACAGTATAGATATGCACTGTCTGTATTGTGGTGGCTATGTCTACTTTGATAATGGATGGTTATTGCTACCAGACTCTAACCAAGCCCTACACGCAGAGTGTCTACAGCAATCAGGTGATATACGAGATGACCAGATAGAGTTAATCTTTAGAGACTCCGATATAGAATAGTGTGTTTACTTATTTATGTGGCTGTGCTACAATAATTAGTAGATATCTTTGGTAACTGCCAAACACAATAGAACTCTGTCGGGGGTTCTATTTTAATTTGTGCTATAATAAACTCAACTGGTTTAGTCCCCAGGCATTTGATAGCGAGCTACGACCGTGTATGCTGTGACCTATAAGATGTTAAGATACAGATGACCACTGGTTCACGGTGATTAGACGCCTCTCCACGGGCGTCTTTTCGTTTGTGGTATAATATACATAGATTCGAAGCTAAATAGCATAGGAAGTAACGGAAGGTTTTAATCTAGGTTGATAATCGCTTGACCGTTACACATCCTGTGCTATTTTATTTGTGGTATAATAAAGCTAGTGGACGTCTGCAAAGCAAAAGCCCTCTTAAACAGAGGGTTATTTTGTTGCGTTTGAAACTCTTTGTCTAGTATACACCTTACTGACATCCCTCACAAGTAAGCAAGTCAGCAGGGTCAATAGGTACATTATACCGTTCAATACTTTTAAGTTTAGTAATAGCTTCCTGCATGGCACGATCAATAGCTTCTAGTTTCTCATCTAAGGTCATAGAGTCATTGATTATAGTGTTTGCGTTCATTGTATCTAGTATAGTCTTTTATAAGCATGAGTAGTGTTGTAGATTATTACAAATACCGTTTACATAGCCAAGTAAAATAACGCTGCGGATTGTTGCCTTTTAGTGCAGTCTCAAGATTATCATTTATCATTGACTCGCTTAACTTCCATGCAACCTTATAATAAAAGTTAATACTGTCATCATCTGCGTTTAGTTTCTGTTTGATACGGTCTGCTATTGTATTGACCTGATTTTCCGTCTTATTAGACTTAACATTGTCATTGATATTGTAGTTTCTATTGAACCTAACATTGTCATTGTTACTCGGTGAACCCATTATTTACCCCTTATTTTTAGATGCCCTTAATAGTCCTATCTACTAGGTCAGAACACGTTTATGGATTATCGGATGTCATACTTTCGATCGAAAAGCTGACTTGTATTTGAGAGCCAAAAAACAGCCATATTTCAGGCTGCCTTTGGTTACTACGTCTATCTGCGTATAATTATAGCAAAGATAGCGAGCCAATGCAAGCCTGAAATTAGGTTTTTATAACTAATACAAAAACTCCTAGGGCTTACTACATTGATAGACGTAGTAAGTCCATAGCTCTATTATACTTGAAAATAAACTTATTACAATAGCCATAAGTGGCATGTGCATAACCTGTGCAAAATAAACAGCCTCCAAGTGTGAAGCTGAGAGGCTGAGTGGTTAGTTAGATAGCTAGGGAGGTAGCTACTATCACGTAAGGGGTATTTGACCCAAGGTGCGATCGTACTGACAAGCACGATATAGCTACATACTAGCACAAGCGGTATCACAAGTAAATAGACCTCCGTTAGAAAGGATTATTCTTATAAAAGAGTAAATCACACGGAAGTCTATTTGCCTAATAATACCATTATAGAGGTTAGTTGTAAATATAGTAGACAAGCACTAGCAGGTGTGGTACAATTAGGGTATATCAATCAGTAGAAAGGATTGTATGAGCAGAGATATACAAGACGCATTATTGCGACAATTAAAAGAACCATTTAGTGCTGACTACGTCAAATGGCGTATAGGCCAAATAAGTAGAGACTGCACTAAAGCAACAGCCTTTGCATATCTTGACACACGAGAAGTCTACAAGCGTCTTGATGATGTCTGCGGTATTGGTGGATGGCAAGATAAAATTATAGAAATAGACGGTGGATTTATATGTGAACTATCACTATTAATTGATGGTGTATGGATTACTAAATCTGACGCAGCAAACTATACTGATATTGAGGCTATCAAAGGTGGTGCATCATCAGCTCTTAAACGTGCAGCAGCTGTTTGGGGTATAGGACGATATCTATACTATCTACCTGTTATATGGGTAAAAACAAAAGTCTTATACACAAAAAAAAACGGAGATCCTGTATATGGACTTGCAGAGCAACCGCAACTATCAGAAATGTTTACACCTAGTCATAATATTGAACGCTGGGAGCATGTGTTAGAACTTGAGCTAGCTAAACAAAAAGAACTTGAGGACGACACATTATCAAAAGACGAAAAAAGACAAGTTATAAAGGATAAACTAAATGCAGATAATTAAACTATCACAGACAACAGACCGAGATGGATGGCTAGAAGAGCGCAAGGGTGTGGTCACAGGCACTAAAGCAAGTAAGGTTGCTCCATCAAAAAGGGGCAACGCCACACCACAAGGCGTTTTTGAGTTACTTGCTGAAAAAGTTGCTATCCAAAAAGACGGTGAACCAGAGCGTGATCGTGGACTACGGCTTGAGAATGAAGCCCTATTAAAGACACAAGAGAAATACAAACTAGACCTAGACCTAGACCCTGGTATGTGGCTGTCAGACGATGGCAAACTAGGTGTCAGCCCTGACGCTGCACAAGTAGGTGACGCACCGACGTATGCTGCCGAAGCAAAATGTCTTGATAGTAAGAACCACCTGCAAGCTATTATTAACGACGTGTCTAACAAGAAACTACCACAGTATAACCCACTAGACAGCCTAAAGATTGCAACATCAGACTTCACCGCACAAGCTATCCAATACTTTGTACTTAATAAAGACCTACAAATACTATACTTCACGCTGTACGATGACCGTGTAGCCCTAGACAATGTAGTACACTATGTCATAGAGATTAACCGCAAAGACGTTGCAGAATACATTGACGGTCAAGAAACATACGAACGAGACGCACTAGCAAAAGTTGATGAGATGATTAAAGTATTGAAAGGGATTAAGTAATGGGTAGAGCTAAAGGTGCTTATCACGCACAGCTACGCAAAGAACACATACCTACAATAAAAGCCTTTTGCGATGACCTAGGATTAACATACGAGTTTATACATGGATTTGAATGGCACATACGAGTACAGGATATAATGGACGTATTCCCTACAAGAAATCGCTATCATTTATTAAAGACTGGTGAGCGTGGTGCATTTAATGATTACGAAGAATTAGGGCAGGTATTTCAAGAATATGTAAATCAAGAGGAGTTTAACTGGTAATGAGTGAGCAAGACGAACGTAGAGAAGCAAGGGCAATAGTCCGAACATACAAAGATAGTGACGGCAAAGATAAAAACGTATACCAAACAGTTGGTACAGCCTGGGTAAGCCCCCACGCATCCACAATTACAATCCAACTTGAAACAATACCAATCGGCAAAGACTGGAACGGCAAGATTTACATTAACAAGCCATACGAAAAAAACGACAAAGAGCTAACCCATGACTTTAACAAACAAATAACCCAAGACGTTATATTAGAAGATATTGACGACAAACCAATCGACCTTAGCGTAATACCATTTTAGAGGAGCAATAGAGCATGGCTAAAGTATGTTTGACTTGTGGCAAGAGAGCCTACTCAGACTATTGCGTATCTCACAAGCCACGTAAGCCCCTTAAACGTACAGCAATTAAAAAGACAGTAAGTAAAGCACCTGTAAAGAAGAAAAACAAAACGGTACTTAAAAAGAAACTTGAAAAACTTGTAAAAGACTACATTAAAAAGCGTGATGATTATACTTGCCAGCGTTGCGGATTAGTCGTCGAGGGTTCTAACTGTCATGCGAGTCACGTTATACCAGTATCAAGAAGTGGCTATTTACAGTTTGAACCGCTTAATATGAAAGTACTTTGTTATCACGATCACATGAATTGGTGGCATAAACATCCAGTAGAGGCAGGTCAATGGTACACAGACACATTCCCAGACCGCTGGAAGTACCTTAGCGAGCTACATATACAACGCTTAAAACCCATGAACGAGGTTCAGTTACAAGAAAAAATAGATTATTATAAGGGGTTACTAAAAGATTAAACCACTAGCCTATTGCAAAGCATTAGCAAGTGTGCTATTATGAATACAAGTTAATCAGTAGAAAGGATTAACCGAGGAGCATTCAAGTATAGTTCGTCATAGACAACTTAACTCCTAAGCAGAACATTAACAATTCGGGTTCAGACTACTGGTTAGCGAGAAAGTGAGAAATCACAAATGAGTACAATACGAGAATATCTAATCAGCCAAGAAGCTAGTGATTTAGCAGAGCTTGCAGAAGCTGTTACTTATAACAAAAATGATAAGTATCGAAGCGAAGCAAGCGAACTGATATACCGAGCTAGTGAGTTGGTTAGCCAAGCAGATCAACTGATTAAACAGTCAGACGAGTTAGAAGATGAGTAACATCACAATTACACTAACAGACGACCAACGACTATTCGTTAAGTTCATACTTGAAGAATATGTTAGAGAACATGAAATAACCGATGAACAGCTTGGACTACTCAATAGAGTATATAAGCGAATCGTTAGTTATGCAGAGTTAATTAAATAGCTAACTAATTAAATAATACCGCTAACCAGTAACCTGAATCCGAGTTGCACATTAACATCAACAGCCCCTACCAGGGCAACCAACCAAGCAGAACGTGTAATCCGTTCCAAGCTACACACACTCATATACCTATACACATAAGAGTAGCAAAATTGGTCAAGGTGCTTTGGTAAAGGCTGTTGATGAACCAAATTAACAATTAAGCGTAGTAGTGCCGGACAGTAATGAAGATATGCCGAAACCGTATAACGAAGTAGGTTGTAATGCTTGCAAGCCATGTAGTTACTGTTTAGCACCATACGCTTAATAAAACGAAAGGACTATATGTCTAAAAAAGTAGAGGGTGAACGCCCACAGAAAGTACCAAAAACAATTAAAGTATTCACATTAGTAAAAGGCTTTGCAGTAGTTATTGCTATTGTTGTTGCTTTTATAAGTGGATGGTTTGTGCAGAAGTACGATCAAGGTCGTGTAACAGCAGAAGCATACCAAATTGTTGAACAAGCCCAAGAGTTAAAAGAAAACCAGTAGTTACTACAGCCGTACCTACTGAGCCACCCCAGGCTGTTGAAATTAAAGTACCTGAACAAGTTGTCGCATCAGCACCAATAACCCCACCTGTAGCCTCACAAGCGGTCACAGGGGATATTGAGGGCATAGTACGACAAGCTGCACGCAAGTATGGTATCAGCGAGGACTATTTTGTGAAAATTGCACGTTGTGAGAGTACCTTAAATCCAAGTGCGGTCAATTACAACTACTATGAAAACGGACACCCTAGCGGACTGTTCCAGCACATCAGTGGTTATTGGCCTGCAAGAGCAGCAAAGTACGGTTACGCAGGTGCAAGTGTCTTTGACGCTACAGCTAACGCAAATGTAACCGCCCAGATGTTCCGAGATGGAGCAAGCAACCTATGGGAGTGCAGATAACTAATAAGGAGAATACAATGACCAAATTAACAAAAGAACAGGCACTCGCTAAAATCAAAGAACTAAAACAATACGTTGACCAAGTAGACAATAAGGTCGAAAAAGTAGTTGGAATAGCTATTAAATCACGATTTGGAGGCGCTACTATTCTTTACCAATCCACTAAAACCACGATTAGAGAAGCGGTTGAGGAGGCGGTTGCTAGTGGTGCTAACCTGAGTGATGCTAACCTGAGTGATGCTGACCTGAGTGATGCTAACCTGCGTGGTGCTAACCTGAGTGCTGCTAACCTGAGTGATGCTGACCTGAGTGATGCTGACCTGTTTGATGCTAACCTGAGTGATGCTGACCTGAGTGATGCTAACCTGCGTGGTGCTAACCTGAGTGCTGCTAACCTGAGTGATGCTGACCTGAGTGATGCTGACCTGTTTGATGCTAACCTGAGTGATGCTGACCTGAGTGATGCTAACCTGCGTGGTGCTAACCTGTTTGGTGCTGACCTGGGTCGTGCTGACCTGACTGGTGCTAACCTGTTTGGTGCTAACCTGAGTGATGCTAACCTGTTTGGTGCTAACCTGAGTGATGCTGAATTACATAATGCCAAGTTTTATGGAAAAGGCGGAACGCAAATACTCAAACGCTCACAATTACCCGCTTTTCTAGGCGCACTAGGGTTCATAATCGAGGAATCATAACTAATAAGGAGAACAAGTAATGCGACCACACATAACTAACATTGATATGAAACCAGACTGGCAAACATTCTACGACCCTAGACAAGTAGGGGAGTACATTAACACCCTAGAGCTTAGCTATGGCGAACCAGGACAGGTCATAAAATTAGAACCGGGTATGTACTTTCCGCCATCACCAAAACCAAACCTTAACGACTTCTTGTCGTGGGTTGCTAATCAGGAGAACAAGTAATGACTAACTGGCTAGACGATGCCCTGCTTGACTACTACATCTTTGGACTAAGATTAGTTGGCCGCAAGCACTTAACACAAGAGCAAATATGGAAACGCTGGATAAGGTCATAATCCTCTTGTAATAAACACTAGCACATGATACTATAGAGGTAGAATAATCAGTAGAAAGGATTACCATGAGAATCAAAGTGAACTACCAACCGTCATACCAGAAGATAGCTGTATACAACAACTACTTCTTAAACCCTCGTACATTCTTTGAGGGCGCACAAAAGATACGTGATGGCTACAGCCCAGAGAGAAAACTACGTCTAGCTATGTACGAACGCCAAGCAACAGTAGACTATGGAAAGTTGTATAAGTAATGGACGACGATCAACTAGAAGATTTAGACCAAGCAGACCTCATTGACTCAATGGTTGAGGGGTTCATACAAGATGTTAGCTATCAGTTCAACCTAGCAACTGACCCCCAGGCAGTATTTATGATTAAAGAATCCTTAGCAAGACTAGGAGTTACGAAATGATTTCTCAAGAGGCACGTATACTAAACGCAATCAAAGACTCAGGCAAGAGAGGCATAGCAAACTATAAACTCTCTCGCTACGCCTTGCAGTACAACCGAGCAATCCACGACCTACGAGCAGAGGGACATAATATCGTCTGTGAGCGTGTCTACAACTGGCGTGGTAAGGCAACTGGAACATTCAAGTATTTCTTGAGAGACGATACATGATAATCCTTGACGATAAACAGGAACGCACCGTACAGATAAAGATGCGCAAACTAGAGCTTTTAACAAAAGACCTAGACGAAGAGATGCTGATATACCTTATCCAAGCAGCAACATACCAGCTAACTATACGACAGGAGAAACGATAATGACAGGAAGAATTAACACCGCATGGAAAACGACAATGCTTGCTAAGTTCAACGGAGACGAAAAAGCACTGAGTGCATACATGGCTGCACGTGGAGCGATTGGTGGTAGCGTAAAGACCCCTAAAGGCTTTGCAACGATGAGCAGAGAGAAACGAGCAGCAGCAGGACACCTCGGAGGCACTAACTCTAAAAGGACAAAGAAGGTAGTATTATGACCACACCAGAAATATATTACTGCGCTGAATACGAATGTCTAAGAAAGATATTTGAGCCACACCTATATTGTAACGCCCACGAAGATAGCAACTCAACGCCACCAACAGCCAGCTCTATGACCACACCAGAAGATATCGACCATGCCGACATACTGTTTGCAATAGCTATGACTCTTGCGAGCCAACATACTACTGGGCTTATTAACAAAGAAAAAGCCATAGAGAGTATTAAAGAACACGCCCAATCTCTCATCACCCTACACACCCAGAAGGCACGACTTGATGAAGTTAAGCAATATCGCAAGTCTTACCCAAAGAAAAACGGCAGAGATAACGACCTTAGTAAGATGACAAGGGCAGACGTAGACCGTAGAATTACACAGCTCACCAACCCCACAGAAAGGAGTGAATAAGATGATTAAATGGATAAGTGAAGAGATGGACGGAACGTATGTGATGGACTTTTTGAATAAGCACTCTAACATTTTAGTTCCCGAAAGCGTAAAGATTACACGCATAGAACCAAAAGGTTATGCAAACGTACTTGTTACTTTTATGCTTTATAAAGCACTTGAAAACAAAGCTGAATATAGAGCCTATAAAGACCCCACAGAAGCAGGAGAGAAGTAATGTCATTTGATAATAAACAATACACGATAGACGGTGAACCAGTTAGCGCCGCAGAGCTAATTGATAGAGCAGGAGAGTTAAACGACATATTTGAGTATGGTCAAATTAAGTTCACATCTGTAGCCGCAGCTATTTTAAGAAAAAACGGACTAAGGGTAGAAGAGCTAGCACTATCAGAAGCAGGAGAACTATAATGAACCTATATCAAATCAGAGCATTCAAACATTACTGGGTTGAAAGCGACCCAGTGCCTGTGCCACACACGAAAGACGTTCGTTATTACACCATAATGGCAAAGTCGGAAAAAGAAGCAATTAAAAAGGTTGAAGCCGATTATGGCAGTGGCGAACGAGTCGGTAAAGACGGTAACTATATTAATAACCCAGACGGTTCGTGGACATTGATAAACGTGGTAAAGGTGGAACTATAATGTCAGAAACATCAGTAAACTTTTTACAAGTCGAACGCACCTGCGACGACTGCAAAATAGGTCACTTTGGTAACTGTCCCAAAATGAAATCAACACTAACCACCTACACACCTATAATGTCAGACCAAGACAAACTACTAGACTTTGTAAACGACCCAGAAAATATTAAAAAAGCAGTCGAAGGCTCAATGGAAAAGCGACAGAAGATTATCGACCAAGCGTCAGACCAAACTATTGAACAGCGATTAGAGGAGATAGTAAGTCTACTGAGCGGTACGTCGTATGATATTGGATCTGGAGAAGGAAACGTAAGTGATTTGTTAAAAGCTGATAAAAACGCCAAGCAAGCCCTTCTACAGCTTCTAAACGAAGCACGAATAGAAGTGTACAAGTCAATTATGCAAGTAGCATCAACAACAGAGATGCAACGTTACGCATACGACTATTCTGCAATGAAGCTAAACGAAATTTCCAAGGAGAATAAGCAAATGAATGAAACTATTGAACAGCGATTAGACCGCATCGAAGTAATAGATGAAACAGGCAGGGTTTACGTCAAGGGAGCTATTTACGGAGCACCTGTACATATTCATCTAAGCTACCAAGACGACGGCAGGACACTAAAGGTATTTGTAACCCCCAAGGAGAAACGATAATGAGTGACACTATTGAACAGCGATTAGATGAGATAATAGACAAGTTAAACCCATTCAATATAAGTTACAATGACTTTTTACGAATAAAGCCAGTAACCAAGCAAGCTATTCTACTGCTCATAAACGAAGCACGGAACGACAGCTTGCTAGATTTAGAGAATTGGGCAAAACTCCACAACTTAGACGCTGAGATGATACTTGACGGCATAGAACACATGGTAATAAGCAATCTACAAGTACCCAATCAACCTAGACGAGATAATTCAGAGCGCATAGCCCAACTAACCCCCAAGGAGGACAACTAAATGAGTGAAACTATTGAACAGCGATTAGATGAGATACTTATAAAGTTAGAGAATGAAGTCTCTTACGATACAGCAAAACGCATACAGCAACATTCAAGCGGTAAATCACCAAAGCAATCTCACGCAGAAGCCAAACAAGCCCTTCTACAGCTCCTAAACGAAGCAGAAAAAAACCTTCTACAGGAATTGTTGCTGACCTCTGGTGTAAATATTGATGTTAATGATTGGTGTGTAGCTCGCCTATCCCAACTAAAGGAGAATAACCAATGAAAGACAAACTATTCCTAATAATTGTCATCACCACCTGCATACTTGGTACAGCCTTATTGCTATTACCGTTTGTGAATATGTTTGGAGGGGTGAGGCTATGACAGACGAAGAAATCCTAGAACAAGCCATCCGCAAAGCCCTAGCTAACGGTTGGGAGCAGGACTTGGTATACATCCACGGTAACACCAAAGACCGCACCAAGGCATTCTTAGGAGCCATCGACATTTGCTATGACTCCATATTACTATCATACTCTGACCAGATATCACACGTTGACATCATCTACCGACACGACTTTGCTAAAGCACTGTGGAACACTCCAATGCACTCGACCACGGAAGTAAACTTTTACACCGCCAACGGGCTATCTGAGTGGCAACACCACCTACAACAAATGGTCATATCCGACGACCCAATCGCCTACCTCGGAGCCAATCTATGAGCCTACACACCCTACTCACCAAGCACCAAATAGTCCACGGGCTAGAAAACGATCAGGCTCACATAGATGCGTTTGTGAAAGAGCTGACAGAGTTACAATTAGATGCTTTACCTAAAGAGAAAGAGAAGGCACTCGAAGCCTTCAATGCTATGATAAAACCCCTGGGAGATGTTTACTTTGCCGTTGTTGATTTTAAGGACGCTAAGAAACGTAAACGTCTAGGTGAGGCTTTCAACGTCTTTTCATACGCCGCATATGATATTTATCTAGCAAAGATAGACGAAATTAACAGACGACCAACAGCTATTAAACTAATGGGAGGTAATGATGAGTAATATAATCAACAAAAAACAATTAGAAAAAGAACTAGTTTCAATCTTGGAGTCTAATGAAATGATTAAATCAGCGGCAAGTATGGTGGGCTATGACGTTGACTCTGCTACTGATGCCTTTTTAGAGGGTGTTGACAAAAGAATTAGGGTAAATATTCACCAAAGAGGCAGAATAAATACACTCAAAAGCCTATTAGAGGACTTAGCATGACCCCAAACCCCAAGCCATATCAGAGATTCAATCAGCTATTAAACTAATGGGAGAGAAGTAATGTATAAATACTTAAAGGTGGACGGTAATACAATCAGAGGTGAAAATACACTTACTAGAGAAATGCTGATAGCGGTTAAAAACAGATATTTTGACACTATTATTAACACAGAGGATGCTACTTACTTTGACGCAAACAAAAACGAGTGGGTGCAAATCGAAGGCACAGAGGAACAGCTATGAGTAAAAGGTATGAAATCTTCAAAGCAAAAACACTTGAAGCCGAAGCTATCGTAACAAAGTCTGAGGCTATGCAAATTATAGACGAAAGTTTTGCAAGCGGTTTTCACAAAGCAATGCGGGAAGCTAGAGAGATATATATGCGTCAAGAAGATGAGGAACAGCTATGAGTAATACAAGTGAACCAAAGTATAGCCATTTTAGAGGTTTTGAGATTATAGAAGTAATAAAGATTACGGTAAATGAGGGAGAGGGTGTTAAGGGAGACCCAGTGCGGAGAGTAACTTATTGGTACGAAAAAGACGGCAACCTTATATCGCACGATGACCACGAAATTAGACAGTTTGTACCGCAGACGAGAGAAGACCAATCTAATGAGTAATACACTAAACCAAATACTTAAAATCGAAATCAAAGACGTAGGCAGTAAAGTATTCAAGTTAATCGACATCAACGAGGCCAACGATGCCCTCTACCAACTTATCCTGACGGAAGTAATAGGGGAAGATGATCACCCACGAGTAGAAGGACACGATCTTGCGGTTATATTCCTGACAAACGATATGCTACGAGCAGAACAACGCCAAACCCTAGCAAAACTATTTAATAAGGAGAAAGAGTAAATGACAAAGCGACACAAAGTAGAAGCAACAGTCGTAATAGGTGTAATAGTATGGACAGCCCTTATACTATCAGCATTTATTGGCACTATAATACTGTTAGCGATTAAGCGATGAGTGATATTGATCTTACTATGAGCTACTATAACCCATCACTGTTAGATTATGATAGCAAGGAAGCCTCTCTGATATGTCAGTTGGTAGCAGACAAAGTAAAAGCCTGTGGCTATCCTATGTGCAATAAAGAAGTGGTTGGCTGCGCTGTGCATGAAACTATAATAAAAACAAAAGCGGGCTACAAAGATGGCATTCAGTTCTTGCCTGTGTGTAAACGTCACAAAGCATGGGAGTTAGAAAAAGTATCTGGCGTTGAAGCCTGGGGGTTAGCATGAAACAACTACAAGACATAGAGCTACAAGTCTTTAATAAAAGCAAACGTCACTCTCGTGATAGGTATATGCTCTCTGCAACAATAGATGTAGACGGCACGAATACTTATGGCATTATGCTTAGGGGTAACGACCTTAAACAACTTGTATGGTGGATAGAGTGGAAACTAAGTCACGACCTCACAGACGGTGAAGTTAACATGGACGTACAATGACCGACATAACCAAAGGGCTAGACCCAAGGATTAAGAAAGCACTGTCTCTTATGCAACATAAATGCGATGCTCCAATCCAAGTATATGCACGGTTAAATACGGATGTGTATTGTGAGGTGCAGGTTACGTGTGAGAAATGCGATGATAGCAAAACTATAACGTGGTCCATGGGGGAGGATAATTAAATGAGTGACAAAGAAATACTAGAGCGAATCAAAGTTGCCCTCGCCACTGGTGGCTTTAAACACACTGGCCGCAAAAGCCTTGAGATATTAGCACTAACGGACGGACTTGATAAGCCAAGCACGGTGTCAATAGAAGTCCAGTGGAAAGTGAAGCCGTTATGACCGACAAAGAAATACTAGAGAAAGCAATACAGAAAGCGATAGATGGTGGGTGGGCAGGAGCATACCCTAATCAATCAGACGTATCTCATCTGGTGCTTTGGGCGGAGCTAAACAACTGGAAAGTTATTAAAGTACTTTTTAGTAGCATAGTAGGTGAAACTACTAAAGATGTAAGCTCCGTTATCTACAATCACCAATTTACTAAAGCACTATGGGGCGAGAAGTTTATTAACCCTGAATACACTGACGATACTGGCAGTCAAGTTATAGGAATGCACAGAACGGCATGGAAGCACCACCTACAACAAATGGTCATATCAGACGACCCTATACAATACCTAAAGGATAACATCTAGCTTTACAACCACAAGTACTATACTGTATAATAACTACAGACATAGTAACCAAAATGAGGAGCTAGATACTTATGATTGAAATAAAACTCAAAACAGCTGTGCTTAGGGGCATTAACACTCAATTGATTATAGAAGCTAGAAATCTTGAGACTACAGAAGCTAGGATGTATATGTTCCCAAAAGGCAATGGCTCTACATCACTTGAGGATTTACTAGATAAAGCAGAGCAACTGAGAGCTGAGTTATCATAATGACACGTGCAGACGGTACAAGGGCAACAGAAGGCAGACCATCAATGTACACAGAGGAACTAGCCGACAAGTTCTGCGAGCTACTATCTACAGGTAGCTCACTACGTTCAGCATGCCAAGAAGAGGGTATGCCAGCACCAGTTACTATTTTCCAATGGATTAGGAAGCATGAAGAGTTTGCAAAACAATATGCGCGCGCGTGTGAGGAAAGAACAGAGGCGATGAGCGAAGATATACTTGATATATCAGACGATGGTTCAAACGATTGGATGGAGAAGAGATTTGGTGATACCGAAGCATGGGTGACGAATGGTGAGGCACTACAGCGATCAAGGCTGAGAGTTGATACTCGCAAGTGGCTCATGTCCAAAATGAAACCAAAGAAATATGGGGACAAGCTAGACCTGACAGCTGAATCAACCGTAACCCACAAGTTTGAGGAATTAGATGACGAACAACTTGACCAAGCTATCAAGGCAAGACAAAATAGACTATCTTGAGTTGACTGCTGAACAAGAGCGACGGAAGGTGGACAACCCACTTAAATACGCCAAGCGTCACCCTAAGCAACTACAAGCATACATGGCACAAGAAGCCATTAGAGCATTGTTCTGGGGCAACCGTGTAGGCAAGACTGAGTGGGGTGCAGAAGAAGTATCAGAGTACGCCACGGCTCATCATGAGTACCGAGAGATAAGTCCACCATTTGATATATGGGCTATCTGTCCATCCTTTGAAGTGCAGGAAAGCACAACACAAAAGAAGCTACTAGCATATCTACCGCCTAAAGACATCGCACACATTGACTACATCCGTGGTCGTATTATTCGCAAGATAACACTAAAGAACGGTGTAAACATTATCTTCAAGTCATACGAACAGGGGCGTGAGAAGTTCCAAGGTGCTGGAGTACGGTTGATATGGTTTGACGAAGAGCCACCAAAAGATATCTGGGAAGAGTGTTTTGTCCGTGTTGAAGCAGGGCAACAACTAGACGTTATCCTTACTATGACGGCTATTAAGGGCATGACGTGGGTGTACGATGAGATATATCTTGCAACAGACAACAAAGACCTATATGTCTCTGAGGCAGGATGGGACGACAACCCCTATCTCACAGAAGACCAAAAGGAACAGATGAGCCGTGGATTATCGGCACAGGCATTAAAGGTTCGTCGTGAGGGGAAGTTTGTTAAACGTGTTGGACTTGTATGCTCATGGTGGAATAGAACAATACATTTGCGACACTACGATAGCCTCGACCCAACGTGGACATGGTACGAAGTCTTAGACGGTGGATATTCAGACCCCGCAGCGTGGTTACTAATGGGTGTTGATAACGATAACAGTGTGCATATTGTAAACGGTTATAGACAGTCGCATCTTGAGACAGCACGAATTAAAGAACTACGAGACACCAAGGTTGGAGGTGTCATGATTAGTCATGGATGGACAGACAATGATAACCCACGTATGGTAGAAGAGTTAAGCAAGCTCGGTATGCGCCTTTCGCCTGTAGAGAAACTACCTGGCGAGACGGGCAATTGGGATGAGACACTTGCGAGTAAGCTAGAGGAGTACGGACATATACAACCAGGTACAGGAAAGCCCCGACTGTACATATCAGACTCGCTTATTGAAGTAAACGAAAAGTCTGGCAAAGAGCAGAACTGGATGGTTCAAGAACTAGAGAACCTTGTATGGCAAGAGAAAACATCGAAACAGGGTGAGCAAATCATACCCAAATGGGACGATCACCGACGTTTTGGACATCACTTTGACGGTATGAGGGCATTGTCCTATTTTCTTATGAGTTACCAGAAGCCCAAGGCAGTGCGCAGGAAACAACCAACACCAGTTAGGTTAAAGTTTCATGTCTAGTCCCATGCACGGCAAGACAATCGCTACTGTCACCTATTACGAGGGTGATATTATAAACACTAAAAACGAAATAGAACAAAGTCTGTATAGTACCAAAGAGAATCTGCTTAAAGATATTATTGATGCACTACTTGTCTTAAACAACAAAGAGTCTAACAAGCTTGATTTAGAGATATGTATTGATAATAAAGGAAGATACAGAATTATAAAGAAATGGGTTGTATAGCTAAACAACTTATGCTAATGTACTAATATAGACAGAGGTCTGCCACTGCGCGAACTGTAAAAGGTTTACAAATGGCATACATCAACAAAGCAGACCTCAAGACTTTATACACAGACAGCAAGACGGCAGCGCACACCTGGCGTGAGGATTACCCATCATACGAACGACTTGCTGATAACGGACTGCTTGAAGGACTTGACCCCAACCTCCCCGAAGTAAACGATGGCTCACTTGCCGCTGCACTCTTTAAGTTACCTAAGCGTATCGTATCATCTAAACTATCAGGGACTATTAAAGCAATAGACCGTGACGAAGCGTGGCTATCTGAACTTGCCAACTTACAATGGCGTAATAACATCATCCCCAACGCTAACTCACAAGCACCATTCTCCCGCAAATGGAAAGATGCAGTCCGCAAGGCAGCTATATACGGCTCAGTGCCTGTTATTACCCTATTTGTTAAGCGTGGTGAATACACAGGCTCAGACTTTATTATTGCTCAACCTCAAGATGTTACCTTAGAGCCTGGTAAAGT